CGTAAACAGAATACATACGGTGGTACTATCCTAATTGACGCTAGTGGTTCTATGAATTTTGACGGTCAAGACATACTAGATGTCATGAATGAAGTACCTGCTGTGACTATTGCAATGTACAACTATCATGGTTGGAACAACGATAAAAGATTAGGTGACATACGTATAATTGCTAGAAATGGTAGACGTGTTAATGATGATTACCTAGACGAGCATAGTGGTGGTGGCAATTACATTGACTTACCTGCACTTGAATGGCTAGGTAGACAAACACCTAGACGTTTGTGGGTATCCGATATGCAAGTTGTAGGATTTAATGGTTCAGGCAAAGAAAATCTTAAGCAATGTTTAGAGGCATGTAATAAATTTAATATCATGCGACTAGCAGACATAGATGAGGTTAAATCTTTCGCTAGAAAGTTAAATGTAGTAAGGTAAAGGTAGTGCTTACGTTTCACGCAAGTGATACGTGGGTTTCCTTTCCCTATGTACAGTAAGCACAGAGATAAGAATAGAGCGTAAAGAGAACTTACGACAGGTCTTTTACCTATGACTGTTCTTTCAGGATATCTTCGTTATAGGTTTTGTTACCTTCATGAACACTTATCTCTAGCTTTCTTTTAGTTCATTGTATTTATTTTTTATTCATGTATAATTATTTACATGAAAGAAATAGATAAACTACTAGAAGAAGCCGAACATGGTGTAAAAGATAATTTCGTTGAACGAAAAATTACACCAGAAGCACGTGAGTTCTGGGACACACTACTTGATAGAGTGCGTAACGGAGTGGAAGTAAAACCCTATCGGATAATAAACATATTGAAACGAGAGTTTGATATAGATATATCTGATAGTGCCATGCGTAAGTACATCAAGAAGGTGTCTAATGGCGAATAAAGATAAAGAGTTAGCTAGATTACTTGCAGAAGCAGAGAGCGAGCGAGTAAAAGAGTTAGAAGATACCAACATTAAGTTGTTACGACAACTTGATAAAGCTAAAAATAAAACTGAGAAACTTGTTGAAGCTGTATACGAAGCAGTTAGAACAAGTATTACGACATATCGTAAAGGTAATGTTCCTAAGCCCAAGTTAGCCAAGAAGAAAAAAGTTGGCGAAGAAATAGCTTGTGCAGTATTGTCTGATGTGCAACTTGCAAAGGTTACACCTACATACAATACAGAGATAGCAGAAGAACGTGTTGTACGATATGCACATAAGATAGTTGATTTAGCTAACATCCAACGACAAGCACACAATGTTAATAAGATTGCTGTGTTTTGTGTTGGTGACATAGTAGAGGGAGAACTTATATTTCCCGGTCAGGAACACCTGATTGACAGTTCATTGTATAGTCAAGTGACAGTTGATGCGCCTAGAATATTGACACAATTTTTTGATATTCTATTAGCAAACTTTGAGGAAGTTCAAGTTCATTGGGTAATCGGTAATCATGGACATTTAGGTGGACGTTCAAGAAAGAACTACCATCCCGATAGTAATGCCGACAGAATGTTAGGCAAAATATTGGACATGATATACGATAGCGAAAAACGAATTACATTTTCTATACCCGATAGTGTAAATGCTGATAATCATTGGTTTGATATCGCAGATTTGGGAGAGAAATGTAAGTTCTTTCTATGGCATGGTGATAACGTACGAGGTTTCGGAGGTTTCCCATGGTATGGATTTGGTAAAAAGATAATGGGTTGGAAAACATTAGCTAGTAATGGTTTGATGCCAGACTTTAACTACGCTATTGCAGGACATTTTCATACGCCAAACACACAATACATAAACGATGTACGACTGTGGATAAACGGTAGTACGGAAAGTTATAACACTTATGCGTTAGAACAACTTGCAAGTATGGGTAGACCGTGTCAATACTTACTGTTTTGTAAGCCAAAGCACGGAGTAACTGCTGAATACCTTGTAAATTTGGAAGATGTATAGGTATAATAAATAGTATATGACAAGTAACAATGTCAAAGATGTAACTAATCACGAGTTAGTTGGTATAGAATACTCAGGTGATACACCTGTGTTGATATATCGTACAGATGATGGAGCAATTCACTTCAGTAATCTATCTCGTGGTATTACACGCTTAAGCAATAAAATATAAATCATTAATTTAATTCCTTAACTTGTTAAGGAAATTAAATAATGATAGAAAGGAGAACGTTATGGCTAGTAAGCCAGTTAAATTGTTGTCCCCATTCCCAAAAAGTGTAGTTAAACCTGCACCTGCAGGGAAGTTCGGCGATTACGTTCCACACAGTATCTACGTAGAAAGACTACGTGATAGTGAAGTAAAATACTCTTGGTCATGTGAACCGATATACGGTAAACACAAGGGTGAAGATAGAATAGTAGGTGCTAAAGGTACCATTACTATTGAGGACATGGGTAGTTATGATGGCTTCGGTGACGTTGACACATTCAAACTAGACAGTCCTAAATTCAACGATGGTAACAACTTAAAAGACGCAGAGAGTGACGCTTTCAAACGTGCTTGTATGCGTTTTGGTTTAGGTGTAGAGCTATGGTCAGGTTCAGATACAACTGAAGAAGAACATAATGCTATGCCACTTGCTACTATGTCCGACCCAGATACAGACAATGTTCTAGTAACTAAGGTTGACATGCGTAGAAAAGAAAACAAACCGAATGTACCAATCAAGCCCATTGAAGATGTGAAAGAAGGAGAAGCACCTTTTAATCACACCTCTACACCTACCGATGGTGGTAAAACCAAGTTCATTGAGGATACCATTACAAGGGTGATGTTGGGGTATGATGAGAAAACACAAGTGTTTGCTTTAGACTTAGCAGATAATTATGCAAAAGTCATGAAGTATCCCGAAAAATCACAATGGAGTGACAAGCAAATAGACGACTACCTAGGTAAAATAGAACTTGGATTATCATCTACTGCAAACAAAGTTGACGATAGCGATGACTTGATAACAAAAGTCTCAGGTATATTAGGAGGTGTTGTGGAAAAATCACAGCAACAAAACGAAGTCAAGATGGATTTAACATGTCCATTTTGTAATGGCAAAGTCTTTGACAACAGGACTAGCAAACTTACTGAAAAGTCACCAGACTTTAAGTGTGCAGCAAAAGCTGTAGACGAATGTCCGGCACATACAGGTAAGTTTCCTAAGTCATGGTGGTTAAATTCATCAGACTTACCACCCGAATGGGGAGTAAGTGCCTAACAAAAAGATTGACTACAAACGTCAAGGTATGCTTAACAAACGTAAAGGTAGACGGAAACAATTAGAAGCGTTACGTCAGTTACATATGCCCGAACCTAGTCTGTATCACTTACGTGTACATGAAGAAGGTTGGGCAGAAGCATTCATTAGATGTGAAGTCAAAGCAGGTAAGCAAGTTCAAACGTTGTGGAATAGGTATCTGAAAGCTAAAGAGCAATCAGATACCAACTTACCCAACGATGAAAGACCGTTCGTGTTTGTAGCAAAACCCGATGGTACAACTGATGGACTTGTTATCTTTAACATAAAAGATTTAGATGAATTTTGTATGGCATATCAGTTACATGTAAGTGGTAGAAAGTACAAAAAACCTGCAGTATACGAAGAAGAATGATTGAATTACTTATAAGCTGTGTTCTTACTTTACCCATAAGTACAGATACATTAGAAGATTATGTAATTTGTCAGGATGTAAAACAGAAAGTTGAGCATGTTGAGGAGTGGATACCAACAGTCAGCACATACTTCAAGCAAGAAGATATTGTGAAAGCTATGACTATCATCTACTGCGAAAGTAGTGGTAGAGATACAGCATACAATGACAAAAACAAAAACGGTTCTAATGATTTAGGATTGTGGCAATTCAATAACCTCACATGGGATTGGCTTTCTAACAAGTTAAGTATAAAAGATAACAGAGTTAATCCTGTGGTGTCTACACGTGTAGCTAGTTGGCTAGTTTACAATGACGGTTGGCACCATTGGAACTCTAGTAAGGAGTGTTGGAAAAATGCCGAACATATTCACAGACCCAAAAGAAATAAAAATATGGGCAGTACAGCTAGCTAATGCTTGTGGTGGACAACGTGTTGTTCAAGACAATGTATTAATAGAAGCTGATGTAGAAAAAGTAAACAAATTATTGTTTGAGTTCTTACAAAGTTTTGAACAAACAATATTAGATAATCGTAGAAAGGCAGAAGAAGAATGAGTAAACCTACATTTAATTTTTACCCTAGTGGTGAAGATGTATTAGATGTACTAGAACAACTTACACAAGAAGAACTAGAACATTTAGAACAAACAAAAGCCACCGGTATCAGGTTTTGGACAGATGCACAGATGGCTACATACAATGTAAAGAAACAAATGTACAAGTTGTTTTTACATAAAGTTAAGACGTGGCAACATGAAGTTGAACGTGCTGAAATAATAGAAGATATGGCACGTGAAAGCTACATGGATTACGACTCACCTTTTTAATCATGAAAGAAGTAGAAATAGTAATTTTTATGGACGCATTCAAAGTAATGATACCTAATGGTATGACTGAAAAGAAAGTTCGTAAAAGCATTGACAGACAAATACGTAAAGCTGTAGCACAAGGACGTGTTAGCTATACGTGGTCAGGAAAAAAAGTAAATGATTGAAATATACATGCTTAAGTATGAAGAAGATGGAGAGTATCACGAAATATTTTCTACTGATGAATACAAACTACAAGATGTAGTAGAAGATTGGGAGAGATATGGCAAGGATACTTCCCTTGATACAATAACTAAGTACACATATGACCACATAGAACAGTTTATTAGGTTAGTTAACTTGTTATCTACACCACATAAACACGGTAGTGTGTGGCTTAAAAGAGCTAGGTTACAATGAAAGAAGTAAGTCCTACAGGTCAACACAACAAACTTAATTCAACAGAACGTATAAAAAACTATATACCATTTGCTGAAGATGTGTTTGAAGCGTATTGCAAGTCTAAGAATATGAAGTTTAGACAGCTTCATCTCAATGACAATGCAGACTTTGGTGAAAGTCCTATACCTATGTGGACCAAAATGTCACCATTTCTTAAATCGTTCCCTGATTATTTTGTGTACAATGATAAGAAACAAATGTTAGTAGAAGTAAAATCTTCTCCTAAACTTAAAGTAAAAGACCTTATGCACTATTGTGCTGTACACACATTGTATGCAGAGGGACAATCTACAGATTATTACATTGCATTTTGTTTTAAAGATGGAGTTGTAAAGTTTTATACAGTAGAGGAATTACTTAATCTTATACAAATAGCAGACTATGGAAAGTATCATGATGGAAAGGAATATTATGACTTCACAAATATCACAAAAACAAATAGATAAAGCTGCACGTAAAACAGCATTGTATCTACAAGAACTAATGGCAGAAGTAGATGAGGGTTTCAATGCACATGTACGTTGTATAGTGTGTAATGAACAGTATCAACACCACATTGATGGCAAGCCATGTATAGATGATGATAATGTAAAACAAATTGTACGCAAAAGTAGATGGCGTGGAACTAGAGTTGTTAAGTGAATGACAATTATAAACCTTTACCTGATGAAGTAGAGATTAGACAATCAATAATAGATGGCGTTGGTTTATTTGCTAAAGAACCTATACGTGCTAACTCAACACTAGGTGTTACACATGTAGCAAACGAACAGTTTCAACATGGCTTTGTACGTACACCACTAGGTGGCTTTATTAATCATAGTGAAAATCCTAATTGTGTATTAGAAGATGTCTTTAATCTCAAATGTATTAAGACACTTGTAGACATTATGCCTGATGAAGAACTAACAGTTAAGTATCATTTGTATACGCCAACAATAAAAGAAGTATTGTAATGGAAGATATATCAGCTATCAGAGAACAAGCCCTAGAAAGAGCTTCAGGACGCTGTGAGTGGGCAAATTGTGGCAGTAATAAATGGTTAGAGCTAGCACATATAAAAGATATTGGTATGGGTGGTAACCCAACAAGAAAATTTGACATAGAGAATGTAGCTATGTTATGTAAATGGCACCATGATATATACGATGGTCGTCAATCTATGGGTACTAAAGTAGCTTATCGTGAATTACTACGTGGATATTTAGATAGATATAGTGATGTTAACGAGTGATTACCACTTAACTTTGTTTGCCCAATAAGCAGCAGACATTTTTCCTTTTTTAATATTTTTAGCATGACGTGCTTTAAAAGACTTACGTCTAGCTTTTGATTTAGCGTCAGTCTTTTTACCTGCACCAGACACACCTTGTTGACCAAATCTAATCAACTTTATTTTGTCACCCTCTTTAGCTAATACTGCATGTGACTTACTAGCTTTAGGTGTACGCTTTGGTTTATTATATCCTGAAAATTTCTCGCCTCTATACTCAATCATTTCTTTATTTTTTTAACCTTTCCGTTGACTGTACGTGCAAACTTATGAGTTTTAGTTTCTCTAATTAATGTACCGTAATGACGTTTACCGCCCCACATCCAACTAACTTTTTTTGCCATTACATATCTCCTATCCGTGCAATGTACGTAGCACTATATAATATAATTATACATACAACAATAACTACGCCGTCCATTGACTACTTTTTAGATTTTTTCTTTTTAACTTTATAAGCTTTTTTCTTACCAGTTTTTTTACTAACAGGCATATTAATCTCCGTATCTCTTACTAACTTTGTTTAAAGATTTTTGATAATCTTTACGATAATTGTTATCAGCTTCAGCTCGTCTTTGAAAAAAAGAAGAACGTTGTGCATATGCTTGAGCTTTTCTTTTAACATCTTCACGATTAGAACCACTTTTTAGTAGTTGTTTAGATGCTTTTCTAAACTCACTAGCTAATGCTAATTCTTTAACTATCTTTCTTTGTAATCTACCTAAAGCAACTTCGTTTACTTCCGGGTCACCGTATTGGTAATTACTTTTTTTTGACTTAGCCATTACTTGCTTACTGTAATTTGCTTCTTTGCATATGTTTTAATAACTGCAAGTGCTGCACCACCACCAGCTAACGCAGCTAACTGAATTACTTCAGCATCTACACCAACTAGAGGAGCAACTGTTAAGGCACCTATGAACGCTTCAATAAAGGTCCACGCAGTTCTTTCAATCATATCTTTAAGTTGTTCACTCATTTTATAACTCCATGCTTCATTCCAAGGTGTCCACGCTACATCCTTCTTGAATGTACCATCTTGATTTCTTTGTCGTTTATTCCTTGCAAACATATTATCTATTATATTTGTAAGACTTATTAATACTTGTACCGTAAAGTTTCATTTTAGTTTTCTTTTTCTTAGGTAAAGAAGAAGCATATTTATTAACATCATAAATGTCTTTAGCTATCATAACTTGACCTACGACTGGTATTAATCTTGTTGCACCTTTAGTAGCTACTTTAGCACCTAATATAACTGCTCTTTTAGCAGCAGGTGATAATCTTTTAGAAGCTTTAGCTATGTTAATAGGACTATATGAACCGTATTTATAACCTTTGACTTGTCCTTTAGCAGGTTGTGGTGTTTTAATTTTTTGTTTAATAACAGGTTGCTGACTTGGAGATGGGTTAGTTTTAAACTGACTAGGTTCTGGCTGACCAATACCTATGCCTGCTTTTTTTTGTGCTGCACGCATTCTTTTAGCTCGTGCTTCTGAAATTTCACCACTACCTACAGGATTTTTAGACAATCCTTTTTGTCTAGTTTTAGGTACAAAGGTTGTATTAGTAGATATACCTGCTTCAGCTACACGTCTTTGTGCTGCTGTCATAGGTTTACCACGTTTAATACTTTTATCAATTTTTACATCAACGCCTCTCATCTTATAATCTTTTTTACGCATGCGAGGTCTGTCAACCATGTATTTTTTTGCTTCTTCTTTTTTGAGTTCTGTATAAATATATTCATTCATACGAGCAACTTTAGGTTTACTTGAAACTTTGTAATTTTTTCTCTTAGTAGTCTTAGCCATTATCTAATTATCCTACCATTTAACATAGCATTTGTCTTTATAACATTCCCATTTATTTCCTGTAGTTTCTCATAGATGTCATCTATATTGATAGAGATATTGTCATCTATATCTGTATCATTAGACAAGTTTATTTTGCTATATTCAATAGTTACTTTCTCACCAATAAGTAATTCTTTAGCTATCTTTGGGTAAAGCTTTTTGTAAGCATTGCCACTAGCACCTACCATACCATTGAAGTTAACATCTAAATCTTGTTGCGTATCACCAACAATAAGGCAACCACTTGTATGTTCATCTGTGTTACCTGTATGAATTAATATATATTGGAAACCCGGAACGTCCTGTATATGTAGCATTCCGTGATGTGCTGCACCATATCTTGCAGAATATTTAGTATGGAACCCACCTGTTGTACGAAATTTTATATCATAAGTACCTTCAGGTATACATGTTTCGTGCATAACTTTAACTTCTTGATACTGGTCTTCTAATGTATAACACTCAAACACACCGTCTATGTACAGTAAACCATTAGTAGCGTCTTTACCAAATTGTGTTCTAACAACTTGTAGTTTCATTTACTTACCACCACAACAACCGTTACCACAACAACCGTCCATGTTAATCTCCTTGTCTAAAACTAATAGTTAATAACCATATAAGTAAAGTTATAACTGTAGCTAATCCTGTTACTTGTTGTGCAGAACCAGTCAATGTAAGAGTAGCAATAACTAAACCAACTAAAGTCCAACTAAGGTTTAATGTTTCCTTAACTGCTTTAATTATCCAGTTACCTAGTTTTTTAAACATTGCCTCTCCTAAATACGAAAGCTGCCATAGTAGCTATTCTAGTCAAAATTACTGGGACTACAACTTCTTGAGCTTTTTCCTTTTGGTCACTAGTCATGTCATTACCTATGTCATTTAAATTAATATTTTGTATGTCAATATCTATAAATGTTTGTATTGGGTTTTCTATAAAAGTTTCAAACTGTACTTCAGTAACTACGTCAGCTAATGTATAGTTTTCAACGTCTGCATTTTCTACAGCACGCTCAACATATTCTTCTACAGCTTCAGCTATAACTTCATCATCTTTAACAGACTCAGCAATAATAGCTACATCCTCTGCTTCTACTTGTAGTACTTCAGCAACAACTTCTACCTGTTCTTCAGTAAGCTCTGCAACATCTGCTATAGCTTCCTCAACAACAGCTTGAACTACCTCTTGTACTTCTTCAGTAGCTTGGTCTAAATTTTGTACACCAATGTCATTAACTTGTTCTAGTACTTCAACAACTTCTTCAACAGTAGCTTCTTCAACAACAATATCTTCTACAATATTTTCAACTTCAGCTACTTCAACAGAAACTTCTTCTTCAGTAAGTTCTAAGGGTTCTGTTTTTTCCACTCCTGATATATCTCGTTCTGTTTTTTCCTCAACAACTTCCTGTATTGGCTCAACCAAAACTTCCTCATCAATCTTTTCATTTACAATCTCCTCTATAATTTCATCTTGTATTGATATTTCCACCACGTCTTCGGGGACAATGTCTTCCAAATCAAATTCAATAATCTCAAATTCAATAGGGAGTTCTTCAAACTCCACAACTTCATTTTCAAATACTTCCTCTTTAGGTGGGTTGAGTATAGTATCATCATTCTCAGGAATGATGACATCCACATCTTCCTTATCCTCAACAATATCTTCTTTAATAACAACATCTTCTTCTATAATATCATCTTTAATATCTTCTTCAATAGGTTCAGGTATATCACAATCACCACGCTTTATCTGTGCGTTAGTCATAAAGCAACCATACTCAGCTTCATTGTCTATACGCTCTTGGTCACGCTCTATAGTCCCATCATTAACATCTGCTTGTGTATACGTCTTATCAACACCTTCTACTTTTACATCAACAATAATTTCTTCAGGTGTAGGTGGTGGTGGTGGAGGTGGAGGTGGTGCAACATAAACAGTTGTAGTTGGTGCAACATATTGGTAAGTTTCAAAGTTATTACTATCACTATCTGTACAGCTTTCTCCATTTTCTATGTCACCACATACGCTAAATTGCCAGTAAAAAGTTCCTGTCTGTATATTTGTATAGTCTAATGTGTATGTCCTAGCAGTAGTATCTGTAATAATAACCCTATCCCAAATAGAATTATCATAACTGTAGTTAATATGAAATTCATTTACTAAAGTATTCCCATCTGTATATTCCCAAGCAAAATAAACATCTTTGCCTTGATAATTTACTGATACATTTGTTGCGTCATCAGGAACAGCAGGTGAAATAGTAGTCGTTGTAGTAGTGGTAGAACCATAGTCACAATCAATACTTACAACACTTGTCCATTCTGAATAACTAGCATCTGTGTCATTGTCTGCTCTTACTTTTGCATAGAATGTATCTGATGTTGTACCGAATATTGTTTCTCTATAACTAGCAGTAAACACATAACTCTTATAAGACAATGCTTCTTCCCAACCAGTACTGTTAGCTACTGCATAATTAGTTTCTACAAAGTTGTCGTTACTAAATGCTATAGCATATCGTTCAGGTGGACTAGATTCAAAGCCATCACTTTCTTGCCATGTAACAGTTATGTCACCCTTAGTTGTTTCACCATCAGCATCACAAACAATAGATATACCATAAGGTGTTTGTGTAGGTACATGGTCTGCCAATACAGGCGTAGGTATTAATAAAAATAAAGCTAAGAAAAGTCTTAGCATTACATTACAAAAGCTGCTACAACTCCACCTATTGCTACAATGAGCATTAATACTTTGTAAAACTCTGCCTTATCTAACTTGGCATCTAG